ACGCACTACGCTTTCGTTATCTTCCCCACTGTAGCCTTTGACCCCACCCCCACCACTAAACACAATACCGCCATCCATAGCGTTAAACGTATCCAGCGGCAGTGAACCTATACCAGTAGTATCCCGTGCCTGCATGTCCTGCGCTTTTTTAGCCATGAGTGCGCCAAGCAAGCCAAGCTTTTGTTCTTGCTGCTGTATCTGCTGAGCTTTCTGTTGAAGCTCCATGTCTTTCTGTTGAAAGATGGTTGGGCTGTTTGCAGGATTGTTTTGCATAGCTTGTTGACGTTGTGCAGCTTGTCGTTGCATACCACGTGCGTTTAATTCCTGTGCTGCTTGTCCTGTTGGTCCCGGCTGCACTTGCCCTGTTGGTTGTGGGGGGCGTCCTGCTGCATACTGCTGCAACCTTGAGTCAGGGAATTTTGCAACATTTTGCAAAGCGTTAGCAACGCCGCTAGGGGAAAGAGGTGTATAAGCCATGACTATTAGCCCCCGGTTTCGTCAGGGAAAAGAATACCAGCACTTGCAAGCATTGCTTTCAACGCATTTGCAGACGGGCTAATACCCGTTGTTGATGCGCTGATGGGCAATCCTTGAAGTAGTTGAGATGCGTACCCAAGCTCACGAAATGGATCAAGGTAAGTATCACGCGCTTGTGTGTACTCAAACTGACGAGTGGCTTCAGCAGCACGATTGGCTTCCGCAAGTTGTTGCAGTGCAAGATTAGCTGCAAACTGATCACCTCTAGCTGTAGCTTCTTCAGCACGTTGTTGTAAGTCTCGTGCAAGTTGTTGGTACTGAGCTTCATTCGCAGCACCTGTTAATCCTTGCCTACCAGCTTCCTGTCTTGCTCTTTCAGTCTCAATACCTGCGGTTAACTTGCGACCCTCTTCGGCTTCAAACGCACGAAGTGCAGCGTCATAAGCTTCTTTCTGACCTTTACCGTAAATGTCACCGATCTGTGTTGCAAGATTTCTACCTAACTCGTTTTCAGCAAGAATACTTCTAGATCCACCAAAAGCACCGGCTTGTGAAAATTTTGCAGCTTGAGATTGCCTTGCAAGTTCAGCTTGGCGTTTAGCTTCACGGACTTGTGGATCAGTAACTGCGGTTGCATATGGGTTAGTAAAACGACTAATTGCGGCTGGGTCAAATGAACCTGTAGTAATACCTGAGTCACCGGGACCAGAGTAAATATTAGTTGGAGCGTTATAAGTAGAAGGTACAACTTGAGCACCTTGCATTCCACCGGCAATGGTATCTGAACCTACACCCCCGCTAGTAGTAACCGCAGCGTTGCCTACCGCACCTCCATTGTCATAGTGATCCACTAAAGACATTACCCCACCACTTTTTGCAGGTTTAGGGGCGAACGAATATTGGTAAGGCTGAAACATAGCGGACTTATCTTCACCCATGCCCATCATGGACTCGCGTCGGGCTTGAAGATTTGCAAGGGTTTTTGCAGTGTCTGCGCCATATGTGCCGCCTTTTTCGGCAGTACCAAATTTAATAGGCTGATAGTCAGGACTATCGCGCAACCCAAGCAACGCGGATGCGCGGGAAAGGTAATCAAGAGCATACGGCCCATACGCCTCTCGCAGTCCTGTTGAACCTTTGAAGTCTACCCCTGACCCACCCGTTACAGTACTTTGGTAGTCTGTTCCCGGTTGCTGTTGCTGTTGCTGTTGCTGTTGCTGTTGCTGTTGCTGTTGCTGTTGCTGTGTATTAGATTTGACTAAATCAAGGACTGCCCGATTACCAACACCTGTATTTGCTATTTGATTTGCCGCGCTTTGTAACTGCGATAGTGTTTGGTCGGCAAGGTTATAGCTGCCTTGGTTAGCGTTATACATTGCAGCAACTGCATCATACCCACCATACTTATCAAAATCGGCAATGTTTACTCCTGTCGTCATCGACCTTTGCATTAAATTTTTTGCAATCTCAGGAGTGAGCGGCTCAGCAGCTTGACGTTTTAAGTATTGCCAATCAGGTTCGTACCCTGAATAGCTTGTTCCTAATACCTCGTTAACCCGTGCACGGATCTCTGCGTCTGACAACCCAGAATCAAGTTGATCGGCATACCAATTGACCTTATCTTTCTCAGAAGCGCCAACAAGATCTTTAATTTCTTGAGTGATAAATTTAGGTAGTGCCATGATTACCTCGGCATGAATTTGTCAGGATTAATTTGTTTACCCTGTTTGGGGTTGCCCGTTCGCGCAGCACGAATATCATCCATCATTTTGTAAAGGCGTTTCGCACCAGCGTTAGAGTTACCATTACCAAGATGACTAACAACATCAGCAGGAATAACAAACTCGCCATCACTAAGCGCAGCAGGTCGTTTATTGTCAATATGCGCCGGGACTTTATCGGCCATTCCGTCGGAGTGTCCGTCGAGGTATCGTGGCGGTAGTGCACGTCGTGCACGTCCCCCTTGCGCCATATCCAGTGCCCCAATTCCCCCACCCATTGCTTTACCAGATTTTTTGAACGATACACCACCACCGGGGCTACGTACAGCTTGTTTAGCTATTCCACCGGGAGCAGACCATCCCCGCGCTTCTTCTCTAGACTTTTGAGCATCGTTATACGCCATCTTAGCCATTGCAAGCATGGCTGCGTATTTGGCTGCATCTTTAGCAGTGATGTCTGTTCCTAGTATTCCTTTTTTATTGGTAGTTTTATCGCCACTTATATCCGCTAGTTTCTTAGTACCCATAGGATCATTTGGATCACCAACAGGCACACCTTTAGCTTTTAACTCTCCGTCACCTTCATTACCTGCTTGGCGTTGTAATCGAGCAGTCTCGGCAGCAGATTGGTCATTAGGATCATAAACGCCAGAAGCTGCATCCCCGCCTATTAAATTTTTAATCAGTGCAGCGTCTTCTGGAAACTCAGCTTGAAAAGCCCGTAAAAGATCTGGGTTAGCATTTAGCTCTGAAAGAAAATCAGGAGTAATTCCTAAATTACCAATATCTCCAGAAAAACCTGAAGCTATATCCCCTAAATTAAAATCGCTTAAATTGACATTGCTTAGATCAATCCCAACAGGCGCACTAAAATCATCCTCGCCACTAAACAATTCATCGTAATTAACAGAATACTTTCTCTTGTTGTCATCAGCCATCATGGTCCTCCCGGCTTACGCCGCGCTGCGATTAGCGGGGCAGCAAAATTATAAAATTTCATCATAGCGGCTTGCTGTTTAGGATCAACCCCCGCAGCTTGCCCAGCTTGATTTAACCCATAGTTAATTACAGCGCCTTTGGCTGCTTGCCCAACATCAAAAGGTCGGCCTAATGCTTTTGCCGTCAAAGCTGATGTAGCCAACGATTTAGCGGGGGCTTCTAAAGAACCAAGTCCTTTAAACGCATCAGGAGCTACTTTGTTAACCCCTGCACCTATTACATCTGAAGCCAACGAAGATGTAGCCCCACTTTTAAATCCTTCTTTAAACCCTGTGCCGGTTAACGAACCGATTCCACCACTAAGTGCACCTGATACTAAAGCCTTAGCTCCAGCATCGGCAGCAAGAGAGGGAAGTCCTAAATTAGCTAACTGCCCCGCAAGGCCGGTGCCTGCTGTGTTGATTCCAAGCTCACCAAGTGCAGCAGCCGCTGCACCTGTTGCACCCGCCGTTCCAGTAACCCCGCTAAGCAGTCCACCAATACCACCAAAAGGTAGCGAAAGAATAGCCCCAATTTTTAAAGCATTGGCTACATTCTTAGCATCAGGGTGTTCGCCTTTGTAATACGCAGGATCGCCAACAGGGACTAACTTGTCACCTTTGGGTATATAAGCTTGCGCCATGCGCTCGCGGCTTTCACCCCCCGTTTTACCGCCCATGTACAAAATAACATTGCCAGAGTTAAGTTCTTCTGGCGTAAGGGAATCTAGCTCTACTTCAACAGGATTGCCTTTTTCATCCTTCTTATACGCTTTGGTAAACGTAGACTTATGCCCTAGCTGCTCACCAAACTTCTCTCGCATTAAATCGCTAGCGGTTTTTGCTCTTTCTTCCTGCCCTACTACGTTACTTAATTCTTCTCCAGTACCGTAAATGTCAACGTTCTTCTTACCAAAATCTTTTAACCCCGCAAATGGATTAGCAAGCGTTTGCCCAGCAGTCCAGCCCGTATCAGATTTTGCACCTTTGGGGGTCGTACCGTATTGCGTAGCTCGGCCTGACAAATACTTATCCAATGCCTGCTGTTGCTGAAAACTTTGCAGCTTAGCAATGGCAGCTTGTTGCTCAGGAGTCAGAGTTTTAGCAGAGGTAGTCACGCTATTCAATACCCGAAACAAGGGTAGCAGTCAGGATGACTGATGGTATCGCAGGTCGCGTCGGTGAGGAAGGGGCAGTATAGTGTTCAATGTAAGTGCTGGTGTTAGAAGTACGCCAGTAAAGCTGAATGTAGTCGTTAGGCGTTACGTCCACAATGAAGTTTAAAGCAGCAATCACATGGTATGGATCGCCAGCAGACTTACGTGGGGCTAAACCAAACCGGCTGTTGGAGTCGGCAATATCCTGACCATTCTTACGAAACCAAATATCTACGTCTTGAGTGGCGTTGTCGTCGTTAGAAAGCTGAACGCTGAACTGAATATTGTACAGACCGGGGTAATCGAAATGAATTTCGGAGCTATTTAGGATTTTAACGCCGTTAGAAATGCTTGTTGTGTTGTACGTGATAGCGTAAGCCGTTGTGGTTGAAGCAGCCGTTTGATCCGTCGTATCGTAAAAAGACCCCAGCGGAAGCTGCACATACTGCCCGCCATAAGTGCCGAAAAGAGAAAGTAAGTTGTTATTGAGCCTATTGAAGTACAGACGCAAGACGTTATTAAATTGCTCCTGATAACGCGAGTCATACTGCGGTGGAGCTAATGGTAGATTAGGCGCAGCGGGATGTTGGATAAAGCTCATCGTCTACCATCCGGCCTAATATCGATACGGGGTGCTCCTAATTGCCAAGTTGTACCTAAACCGTCAGAAGATATTTCAATAATCATCTGCCGCCCACGGATGCGGGTGTAAATAATATTGGTGAACTGCTCAATCGTAACGGTGGACGTACGGACAACAGCTTTAGCAGCCTCAGTGTTAAACCCAGACCCTGAACCGTTCATGCCGTACATGGTCATAGTAACTTGCGGTGTATCCGCAGTTGACCCTTGGAATGTTAGATCCGGCACCATGCGCCAGATAAACCCAAACTTCTCACCATCGTCGATGTCAAATTCAGCAGACTCAATATACGCAACAATCGGCAAAGTTGTAGCCGTTTCGTTATCGTCAATACCATATTCATGGTTAACAAGGTTGTAGTTATAAGTAGCCGCTTGTGGGTAAGCACGTAAACCAGAATCAATCCAAGCTGTACGTGCCATCGTACCGTAATACCAAACATCTTCTACGTAGTTGTACACCACATAAGCATCGACCGCAGTGACGTTAGCGGTACAGTAAAACCACCATACTTCATTAAAGCCTTCGTTAGTACCAGCAAATACTTGCTGGTATTGGTTTTGGTTTAAGTTTCCAAAAACATGCCGACGAAGATCGCAACGAAGGGTTTGTACTCGACCGTCATACACATAAAACTTATCAACGCCCATCCAAAATACACGCCCCGAAGCAACTGCTGCGGCGTTTTGGCTAACGATTGAAACATTATCACCAAGCAATTGCGAAGACCAAACAACAGGCGCACCAACATATTGAAGCGAGTAAAGCGAAGAATCGGTCCACACTACAATTTCTTGACGGGTTTGCAGTGCTGTGATGATTTGGGAGCCATGCGATAAGCGCACTGATCCCGCTTGGTTAAGTGAAGAAGGCACCCAATCAACTACCGATTCTTGATTGCTCCAACGAATAAGCATGGGGTCAAGCGTGGCGCTACCATAATCCGTCGTACCAAACAGCAACACAAACCGAGAAGTGTCAGATACAAGGATGTAATTTTGTAAAGTGGGTACGTCAACTAAAAGGCTAACGCTGTGAGTGCCGGATTGAGAACCTGATGTATCAATAATTGCGCCTGTGGGGGTAGCCGAAAGATTTGCCGTTGCCCCATCAACGTTACGTAAATAATAGGTTGTAGCTGTGGACAAGCCTGTCGGTAACGCACCTGTCGTGGAAAACTGCACGGCTGTGCCTTCAGCAAGTAACACAGAAAACGTAGCTACACAGGGTGTAGCAATTGTGAAAGTTACAGTACCCCCCAGCGTATTGACGTTTACACCTCTAGTGGTAACACCGTTTGTGGCATCCCAGTAATACAACCCACCACCGCGAGGGCCAAAAATAAGATCTTCCCCCCAATTATTAGCTGACCAAATACGAATAGAGATTGAGGAAGTAAGTCCGTTACCCCAAGATCCAAGTCCCCACCAACTAGCACCCCAACCAGAAAGCGGTTCTTGAATAGCTGGGCCTACAGTTAATTGAAACGCAGCAGATACACTAGCACCACCATAAGATCCGGCGCTGATAGCACTACCTGTAGTTATTGTAAAAGTTGTCGTTGTAGGAACAGTAACGATTTGAAACTCAGCGTTAAACGTTGTGTCGTACGTACCTGTAGCCCCAGAGAAAGTTACAAAATCCCCAATCCCTGCACCGTGATCAGCCGAGGTTGTAACTGTAACAGTGGTTGTACCATTACCTGTAAAAGGATTATTAGGTAGTGTCACAGTTGAGCGAATAGGTGTGATGTCGTTATAAGACCCATCACGCTCGATGTAATACTTCAGGTTTGTACCAACACCCATGAGGTTTTGAAATGTCAGCGTAACCCAATTCCACAAAGAACGACAAACACCTTGAAATGTATTTGCGGAAATGCGCTGCCAACCACCAATTTTTTCAGGGGTGCCCTGACGAAACCGTACTTTGTCACTAACGTACCAGCCGTTTTCGTTGGTGTACCGAGTGTTCTCTTTGTTTACCCCCGGCTTAAACAGGATCTTCTTGAGCATAGCTCACCTCATCAAGGCAGCTTCGGCGGCACGGCGACGAGTAAGACCGGGGAGGACTCGACCCGCAGCTTTATTCCAGAGAAGGCACTGATCTGCTGCACCATCCCAATCTCCCGCATCAACCCGCTTTTTGAACGTGGAAACCCGATAGTTCCCTAAGCCGCAATTGTAAACCCATGAAGTGACAGCGGCAATGCGTCGGGGCAGTGCGGTTTGAATCTTTGGGGAGAACTTAAATAAACCCCTGAGAAAGTATTCAACGTGGTGATCCAGTGCATCTTCGCATTGCTCAATCGTCCAGACCGTGCCGGGGTTAATGTCAGGGCCGGTTGCACCCCAGCCAATTGTCCAAGGATGCCCACGGGTTCCGGGGTCGGGATAAGCTGTTACTCGTCCGTCAGGCAAACGCTTTGCCAGCCCCTCAAAGGGCTTGATCAGTACATCCTTACAAAGCTTCTTTGCCTCTTTCACGATTTGTTGTACTTCTCTATAGACCGTCCTACAAACCAGAACGTTAACATCATGTTCAGCATGGCGAAGTCATCTTCGTCGTAGCTCTTGGTCAAGACTTCAGCCCAGTTAGCGTTGGTCTGGAAGGCAATCGTTAACCCCGCGACTTTAACAGCCACGTATACGCCAAATGCAATCCAAGTAAGACCGGGGCGTGTAATAGCAGTGATAAAGCTAGCGAGCCAGCCAGCCTCTTTTGCGGTCTGGGCCTGCTCTTTAAATGCCTCTTTAATTGTGTCCATCTGCTGGATAGAGTAGTCAACATACTTCTCCTCCATCTTAAATTCACCGCGCATCTTTTCCAGATCGGTCTGGAGTTGGAACATGCTAAGTTCGTGAGCGCGTTCGTTCTTTTTATCAAGGAATTTAAGGACTTCAGGGGCAAGCCTGAACAAACCGCCAAAGATGGAACCAAGAAGGCCGCCACCGAGTAATTCAAACATTATCGTTTCCCCAGCTTTTCGCGTTCCTCAAGCAGCCTGACTTTGACCTGAAGTTCGTTGATGTGCTGCATGAGTTGCTCTTTCTGCAAAGCACGCTTCTCGGCACTGATAGGCGAGTCAGTCGGCACACCTTCACGGGTAATTAACGCTGGCATCTGCCCTTCAATTTTAGTAAGCCGTTCGCTAAAACTAGCCACTTGACCAAGCAGCCAAGCAAGCGCAGCTACCACTATGGGGATAATTGCTTTAAGAACATCAGACCAAGCCATTTATTCCTCCACAATTACTGCGGTGTCGGTGTCGGCAAACCAAAGCATCTTGCCTCGACAAGCAATGTTGTAATCCTGACCGTTGGCATCCAACTCGCTCCAAGTTGGAACTTGGATTTGCAAATGTCGTGCAAGATGTTCCCGCCCATCCTCAAAGACCCGCCAAACATGCTCTATGCTCCCTCGCCCTGGCTGACCTCGGCTTTTGTTAAACCGAATTTTGTAATGCTTCACTCAGGACGAGTAGGCCAAACAATATTGTCAGGAAATCCTGCTTGCAGTCGAATCTCACGTAACCCACGACGGTACTCAATCCACGCAGCTTTATCACCAGCAGTCATAGGCACATCAGGAAGCATTGACCAATCCGATTCTTGCAGCATTTTTTTAGCACGGTCCCACTCAAGCTGCGCTTTGGTCGCTACGGCTGGAGGTGGTGGCGCTTCGCCAACCTGAATCCAACCTTGGTCGTTATAGGCTTCACCTAGCCATGACAAGTCACCAAGTTGATCCGCAAAGCCGTGAAGACCAAAGATCGGCCCCCAGTTTTCAGGCAGTGGTTGCGGCTCGTTTAGTGCTTCGCCGGTTGACAGTTTTTTTAGTTGCCACAGGCTCATTTTGTTTCCTTTCAATATTTAACCCAGGTTGTTGCTCTGGATGAGGCAAAGTTGCCGCTACTTGTTGATTTTCATGCCATCCTTTAGTGTATGGGGCATGACCTGTTGCAACATGTGGTTGTCGCCCAGCGGCAAAAGCTAATTCTTCCTCTGTGTATTTCCAATCTCGCCAAGCAGCAAAATCTCGTCGAGGTTGAATATGTATATGGCATCCAACATTGGCTGCTAGCTGGTGAATTAACTCTATAACTTCTACAGGCTGAAACAATCCCCAATAACAAGCACCGCTATTGGCTCTTACATTTATTTCTGTGGTGCCTCCAAATGCCGTACCGATAGTAAAAGATCTAATACGATTAAAATCGGCTTGCCGGTTTTCTACCGACATTTGAGTTTCTAATTCAGCAAGAGCCAAATCTCGTTTAGCAAGTGCGGTTTCTATGCTTTTCTTTTTCATTGAGGGTTCCATGAAATATTAATCTGTCCTGCTGGGCTTCCAACTGATATGGGATATGAACCACCTGGAGTTACGGACACGCAATTAAAGCTGTTTGGGTTTGCAGCAGATCCTGCATTTCCAGGGTTTCCAGCATTTCCAGCAGATCCTGAACCCCCACCTCCACCTCCAGCAGCCTGCCTGTATATTGGACCAGTAAACCCTGCGCCGCCACCACCACCGCCACCACCACCGCCAGAACATCCCGTACCACCAGAAGATCCTGGATTTCCTCCTGATGAAATTCTACAGGTTGGGGGGAAACAAAAAACTTGCCATCTCGGTCCACAACCACAACAAATGAAAAGTTTTAGATTTCCTCCTGCCCCTCCATTTCCCCCACCATTAGCACCTCCGTTGCCAGCGGCTCGGTTACCAAAACAGCCAGGGCTAGCATTATTACCAGCACCATTTAATCCTCCACCCCCACCGCCTGAACCCCCTCCCATGTTATAATTAACGGCAGGAAAAGTAGTCGTTGATCCTGCTCGTCCAAAACCCCCTGAAAAAGTACCCGTTCCACCTGGACTGTTAGCCTGACCACCTGGAGGGCATGTACTTCCAGAATTGCCTAGAGTTCCACCATTACCTGTTGGACTTCCTCCTGTACCTCCTGTACCTCCGTTACCTCCAGTTCCACCTGGGAATGTTTTACATATCCCTGTGCTAGAAGCCCCAGTAGCTCCAGTTGTCCCTGCATTACCTGCACCACCGGCATTGCCTGCACCACCATTGTTAGCATTACCCAAGGTTGGAGCGCCAGAACCCCCCGCACCACCATTTGACCCCGCATTTCCACCTTGCGCTGGACCACCTGACCCGCCCTGTCCAGCGGCAGGGTTGCGGCCATTTAATGGCGAACATGAACCCCATCCACCGCCACCGCCACCGCCACCGCCTCCTGCACCGCCAGGATTACCTGCGTTACCAGAAGCACCGGTTGCTCCTTTACCTGTCATATTAACTTTGGTAACCCCAACAGGTACTGTAAAAGTTCCAGGGCTATTAAATGTTTGGCATCCACCGGGGACAATTGCTTTACCCCCAAACATCGTTACTTTAGGTGTTCCAGCAGGCATTATGACCTCCGCGTTCTTTCGGAATACCCTATATTTGGACGCGTATCAAATTTACGTTCCGCATAAAGGCCAGCACTATCTACATAATGCAACATAAACTGAACATTTATTTGTTCTAAACTCAAAGAATTGCGCCAATGTTTAGTTTCGCAACCTTTGTATACAACTGCGTCCCCAGGATTAAGTGTGTAAGCGTGAGGTTCGTTGCTTTTATAGTGCATCCAGATTGGTGAGGGTTTACCTTTTGAAGCTACATTGACCGTAACACTGATTTCACATGATGGACGATCTATATGAGGTTCAAGTTCTTCTCCAGGCTGATAAATACGCACATAAGAATAAGTTGGAAGAAGCTCCTTACCACATATTTCAGACACCAGAGAAAGACTCTTAATTAAAACCGTTTCAATTAACGGGTCAGCATAGTAAGCAAATTTTGTGGTGGGGTCTTCTTGTTCTGGTTTCCATTCTTGTCTACGAAGTTTGTTTTCTAGATATGTTGAAATTGTTTGCGTAGTGACTGCATCTAAAAAATCTTGGACCAATACACAACCAAACCGTTCAAATTGCTCTGGATTTGTAATTACTTCAGTCATAGTAAAACCACCCTGTTACAACATACTTGGACCGCTCACCAAATACCGTATTGCCTCGATGCGTGTGTGTAAATGAAGCAGGCCACAAAATCATCTGGTTTTCAGTTGGCTTAAATCGTTGTTGTTGATACAAAAATTCTGTTTCACCTGCTTGATCTGACTCCAAGGTATTTAAATACAGCATATAAACTAGGACTCGCCCTGCATGATCGCCGTTGCCTTGTTCGCCATGCCACACATGATAGCCACCACCAGGAGGAGTGCGCTGCATTTTCATTACATTTGCACGGATCTTACCGTCAACTAATGTTGAAAACTTTTTTGTATACTCATCGTAACAAACTTGAAGCCCATCAAAAAACATAGGCACTACGCGTTTATCTTGAAAATCATGCGTACTATGGCCGCGCAAATCCAAGCTAATTTGATAATCGTTTTTCCTTGACTCTGGTGCTTTTTCTGATTGCCAGCGGTTGGACCCCGCGCTATCTCTTTCCAAACGATCAAACTCATTAATTAAATGCTGACAGTATCCTTCAGGATACACATCGTTATAAATACCAATAAATCCGTTGTATTCAATATTCATCGAAATGTTGGCCCTGAAAGCCATGCCACAAGACTTTGGCGACTACCTTGCGTCACAGGCGTTACTTGATGAAGGGTATAGGATGGAAATACTACAATCAACCCTCGCTGCTTACGAACATTCATAGGGTTGCCACTTGTTAAAATCTGGAGATTACCACCTTCGTACTGAGCGGGATCAGTCAATTGAAGCACTGCTGAAAGCTTTCTACTCACGTTTCGCTTGCCACCATAATCCTGATGCCAGCCATACATACCGTTCTCAGATTGATCATAATTTGTAAGCTGTAATGCCTCACCAAACCCTGTAAGATCAAACCGATAAAACTGTGAATTGAGCGACGAGATAGCATGGGCTAGCTTGCGAAACACCCACTCGGTTTCCTGATTACAGTCCATCCAAGACACATGAGAACGACGGATTTGCGCTAAATGCTCTGGGTCTGACCCGCCACCAACTTGCGCTCTCTGGTCGGCTTTGATAGCTCGCTCTTGCAGCCAATCAAGCTCCTGATCATTGAACGCACCTTCCCACCAAGCAAAAGGTTCGACTCGTTCAGCATAAGGTGTCAGCATGTACTGCATGGTTTATCCCTATGCGAAACAATAAAATGGATGCTTTTTGTTGGTTTATCTGTCATGTTAGGCGTAAGTTGGTGCTGCATCCATGAGTTAGCTAGTAGCACAGTGCCTGGAATAATGTTATTGAAATGAACGGTTGAAGTTGCATTAGTCACTTCATCACTTGGCGCAAAGTCAAGCTCAATCATTTGCTTATTAGCACGAGTGTCATAAAACACAGGGTACGAGCCACCTTCAGGGGCATCGAGAAAAAACCAGCCGCAAAGCTGACTGTGCTTATGCACATGCACATTCGTGCCGCCATGCCCTCTGACTTCCTGCCCCCACAATCCTGAAACATAAAGTTCATAGCGATCCATTGCATAGCCTTGACCTGCCAAGATGTCATGGCTGGTTGACAGCAAGTAATCCGTTAAAAACTTCATTTCAGGATCGTTACCCATATGATCTGTTTGGCACATGGCACCCTGACTGGTTTGCGCGTCAAAGTATTTTTGAGACACTCTTAACGCATAATCAACCCATTCAGGATGCTCATCGCGGTAGACGATGGTAGGGAAATATGCAAAGCCCTGAATCATCCGTTAATGTAAGCCACGAGCGTTTGAGCAAAAGCCTGAATATCAGCCGCTGATACATCACGGGAATCAACAGGTTTACTACGAGCGTTCTCAATCAAAGTTTCTTTTGCTAAACGGATTGCCTCAAGCTTTGCTCGTCGTGCCTCAAGTTCAAGTTGATTAGCGTGGCGTGCTGCTTCAGTTGCATTTTGAAAATCAACTTGTGCTTGCTGTTCTGCGGTTAAAGCCATTTCCTTACTCCTATTAAGCTGTCATATTTTTCATGGCAATATTGCCATAATAAGTCGTCCCGCCATTTGGCGTGAAGAAGACCCAGACATCCACTGCGTTTGCCGTTGTTGTACGTGACAAAGACGCTGCACCACCGGGGAAAAGAAAAGACCCGCCAGCCCAGGCCACAGTTCTACCAGCGGTTCCGTCGTTTGTGAGAATGAGTGTAAACGAGGATGCCCCAGAAGACACGGGATAACGAAGTGTAATCGTCGCATTCCCTGTAAGCGTTGCCGTAAATACACCACCACTAACAACATCTAAGTTAATCGCCGTACCTGTGTTACCTAGGGCTACAACCGTGTCGGCGTAACCAATTGACTTGATATAAGTGCCTGAAGTTACCGCAGCCGAAGTGGATAAAAGACTTGACGAGGAAATCGCAGTGCTTGCGCCCCCACCAAGCAAAATGTTGTTAGCAGTAAGAGTACCTGATTGTGTAACTAAGCCACCTGTGGTGTTAACTGCGTTACCTACAGCAGTAACGACACCCGTACCTGTGGTCGTAGAAGAAATTGCTGTAGACGCACCACCACCCAACAGTATCGCGCTGGACGCAAGTGTTCCACTTTGTGTAACTAAACCACCTGTGGTGTTAACTGCGTTACCAACGGCTGTGACTACGCCCGTACCTGTGGTTGTTGTGGCAGGGGCGACACCTGCACCACCACCTAAAACAATTGCACTTGCGGCAAGTGCAGCAGACGAAGCAATCGTATTGGTTGCTGAGAAATAAGGAACACCGCCGGAAGTGCCTGAAGTTAACCCAGTACCCCCACGAGCTACAGGAACCGTTGGGCCAATTGTCCCAACTAAAACATAATCGCCAGCAACAGAATCATAAGTAACCGTGGCAGATTGGTTCGTTCCAAGTGTTACACCACTGTTTGCCCCTGCTCGAATTTGAACAGTGTATGTACCGTTAAGATTTACTACGTGATAGGTGCGATTTGAAGAAGGGGCGGTAATAACGACATTAGCTGCAACCCCCGACGCTGGAACCACAAGCGTTCGATATTGCGCGGTCGTTGACGTAATACCCGTTGCTGAGTTTGTGCCCGTAGTATTTGCTAAGGTTGTTGTTGCTGTAATACTTAGAGCGCCTGCTACAGAAGCATCAACATATTGTGTAAAACCGTTGTTTACATAATCGCCCCATACCCCAGGCTCAGTGCCCGTAACAGGAAGAGGGAGGTTTAACAGTGTTGTACGATTGACAGTCATTTCTTACTCCGTTTCAACTAATTCCCATTGAGCATCTTGGTAATTGTTGATTAGATCCCAGTATAAAACCCCGATAGATCCTACGCTACCACTAGCAGCTACACCACTAAAACCAATAACGTTAGGGAATGATTGAACTGCACCACTCGACCCAACGCCACTTATATCACGTTCACGAGTAACTTCTGCTGTGCCAACAGTCCCAGAAGCTTCTACACCTGACAGGGTGGGACCATGCTCGATTGATACAGACCCAACAGCCCCACCTGCAACAACCCCTGACAAACTAACAGTAATTGTCGCTCCGACATCCCCTACTTGTCCAGTAGCTTCTACCCCTGTTACAGAGGCTACCTTAGTAAATTCAACAGTACCAATATCCCCAGAAGCAGCAACGCCAGAGATAGCAACAGATCGGGAAGTAGTAACAGATCCAACTTCGCCTGTGGCAATCACGCCATCTTCGGTGGGTGTATTTGTTTCAGTTACGTCACCAACTGCGCCAGAAGCAGCGACACCAGACAGGGCGAGTGTTAAGGAAGGAGTAACAGTTCCAACATCACCAGCCGCAGCAACGCCTGTTATATCTTGAGGGAAAGCAAAAACAACATCGCCAACTGCGCCCGTAGCCCCGACACCCGTCAAAGCAATTTGACGTTCGGCAACTGTGACAGCGCCTACCGCCCCGGAAGCAGCAACTCCAGCTAACTGATAATTAAAGACAACATCACCAACAGCGCCAGATGCAGCAACACCGGATAGGGCGACAGAGATATTAGAAGTAACAGAACCAACAGCACCAGATGCAGCAACACCGGAGAGAGCGACAGAGATATTAGAAGTAACAGACCCGACGTTACCTGTAGCTACAACACCATCTTCAGCGGGAGCAATAGACTCGGCTACATCACCAACTGCTCCAGACGCACTGACTCCCGTCAGGGCTACCGTAATGGTTGCACCAACAGATCCAACTGCTCCGCTAGCAGCTACACCGTTTTCGGCTACGCTGTTTGTTTCACTGACGTTTCCTACCGCACCAGACGCAGCAACGCCTGTTAGCGCGGCTTCAACACCAACGCCACCCCAACCGTCATAACCCCACGGATTTGACCCCCAGCCAAAAGTTGCCACGGGGCGCTCCTAAAAAGAAATTAGGTCGTGGACAGACGCAACAACGCAGTGCTAGTCGTGTTGGAAGGCATTGTCAGCGTAAACGTACCAGCCGTAATTGTCTGCGAACCAAACGTATGAACACTGACTGCTTTATTTGACTGCGAGCTATTATAAATAAGCACCGCATCAAAAGCTGTAGAAAGTGTTACGTTAGAATACGTAAGCGAAGCACTTGGAGTCCAGTACGCTACTCCTGCCGTAGCAGAAGAATTAGTTGCAGTTGGTGCTGTAGCGTTGGTTACCGTAACTCCGCCAGCCGTGTAGTTTGTTCCAGAAACTTCACCCGTAGCACTATACGCAGTGGTCGATGCGTTATAAGTTGCCGAAGCAAGATATAGGGCACCCTTAAACGTATCTGCTGCGGATGTCCCGCGTGTTGGTGCAGTACCGAAGTTATGGGTTGCTGTCATTAGCTCGCCCATAAACGAAGTGCACATAGATTGTGTATTTGCCATGTCAGGCTCCTAAAAAGATGCGGCTTCACCGCCAATAAAACTCGGCATTTGCTTTAAAGTAACATGAGCAGAACGATGGACTAATTCTCCTTCATACCAATACTCAACCCATGTTGTATACTCATTAGCGTTATCTAACGCCCCTTCTCGTTTTTCAAGCAGGGACTCATCCATATCACCTTTTGTCGTAAATACTGTCGCCATCAAGTTATCCTCAAAACAGCATCCGTAGCCCCCGGAGCAGGGAAAGTGATTATCAGATCAGACGCTGACTTCACAATAGTGTTACCAAAACTCAAAACACAAACAGCCCGGTCTTGATTGGTGGAATTATAGATCAACGCACCCGCGCAGGAAAGCGTTACATTAGTAAACGTAGCGTTATCAAATGACCAGTAGCCTGTCGTTCCTGACGTTGTTGGTGTAATGTTCGTGAGCGCAATACCTCCAGCGGTGTAATTGGTTCCACTGGCTTCCCCAGAGGTTGTGTACACCGTAGTGCTAGCACTGAGATCGGCAGTTGCGACGTACAAGGCGAGCTTAAATACATTTCCCGTAGTCCTTGTAAAGTTGTGCAAGCCTTGGGCAACTTCGGCCTTAAAACTTGTGCACATCGTCTGGTAGATTGCCATACTACCTCACAGGATAACGTACTTGTACGTCACGATAAGTATCACGGCGATCTTTACCATCACCAAGTTGTTTGAACAGTGCAAGGGCTTCTTTGTACTGTGAATCTATCCTAGCCAACATATCTTGCTCAGCTTTGATAAACGTATACGCCTCTTGGAGTGCACCATAAAACAGCACCGTATCAAAATTCTCACCAAGCCAAGAAGTACCCGCAGTAACAATAGACTCTGGGTAGTAAAAATAGTGAAGCTCAGCTTGATAGTTTAAATCTGGAGTCGGCCCAACAATAATTGATATGTCATTGGTAATAACACCACCATTTACCATCGGACCAAATAATGCGTAGTGACGAGGGCGACCTGTTGACGTGGGGATAGGGTATGCCTCACGAATAAATTCAACATCTTTATTCAACAGAAAATCACGCCGCCCTGTCGTCAAATTAATTACAGCAAGACTGAAGGGAGAAAGAAAGTCAGTAGGACAAGTGAGGTAAGGATTATCCGCATCAAAAACGCCAATGACACTTTTGCGGAAAATTGGTGGCTGAACAGAGTTAAAAATACGCTGCTCAGCTTGTTTAACAAATACGGCAAGCTGCTCGTCCGACGTAAATGTCGTAGCCGAATCAGTAAAAGTAATCGTCGGGAAGTCGTTCTCGACATACCCTCGGATCGCCTTTTTCAACTCCGTATAGTTCACGCCATTGGTCCCCTAGCCATTACGCCTTTAGTTGCACACCCAGTGCCACGAATCTTGATACCAGAAGTCTTAGGTTTTGCATCCGTAGACTTTGGAGTTGGTGCGGGTTTAGGTTGGTTGAAAGGTTTAACTTGTTTCATTACCGCCCCCGTACAGCGTTCTTTTGGTTAGCAATCTTGGCAAGGTTGCGTCCCATCTTCAGCATGTTTGCATTAGTCTTGCCACCTTTGGCAAGTTTAGTCAAAGGCTGACCTTTGTGCTTGGCTTTCTCGTGCTTGTGCACTGCACCAGCGATCATCTTTTTATCCTGCGCTAAGTCTTTCTTATCCATCATTTGCTCCTACGATACGGTGACAGAATTAACCAAACCCTGCGCTACTAAATCGTTTGGGGTAAGCGCAGCATCAAAAGATCTTGAACCACCTACAGGGT